AGCTTGACAGCCTGTCCGAAATCGAGCGCCACCTGCGTGATGTTTGTGGCCTCTCGAAGAGCGAAAGCACCGCTTTGGTGTCTCGCGTCAAAAGCGTCATCAGCCGGAGTGATTCCGGGGAAGGCGATATGTCTCTGGCCGAACTGGCCGCAGTGCTGAAAGGCTGCCCAGCCATCTAAGCCACCGTTTCAACTCCCCCGAAGCAACAGCCGCCCTTGAGGCGGTTTTTTCATTCCCGAAAGGAAAACATCATGGAAATCAAAGAAATTGCAACCATGCTCGAAGAGCGCAAAAAGGCGTATGACGAGCTGCAAAAAACCGTCACCGAACTGACCAGCGCAAAAGCTGACAGCAAGGCCGTTGGCGACCTGACCGCGAAAATCGAAACGCTTACCAAAGCGTGCGATAAGTTCGACGAAATCAAGACCGCCGTGGAAGACCTTCAAAAGAAGGCCAACCGCCCACAGACTGACGGCGAGCGCAAAGACGCTGAAACCCTCGACCAAGAGGTCAAGAGCTTCAACATCATGCTTCGCGCTGACTACCAATCCAAGGGCCGCGCAGTGCCTGCTGAAGTCGATGCCAAGGGATACACCGAGTACAAAAACGCCTTCTTCAAGGTCATGACCGGCACCCCCCTGGACAACCTGAGCAGCGACGAACGCAAGGCCATGTCTGCCGGGTCTGATCCCGATGGCGGCTACCTGCTGCCACCCTCGACCGTTGGCCGCATGGTGTCCAAGCTGTACGAGCAATCCACGATGCGCCAGCTTGCCAACGTGCAGACGATCAGCACGGACAAGCTCGAAGGACTGGTTGACAACGACGAAGCCGACGCTGGCTGGGTTTCCGAACTGGGCACCCGCTCCGACACCGGCACCCCGCAAGTGGGCAAGTACGAGATTCAGGCGCACGAAATGTACGCCATGCCCAAGGCAAGCCAGCGCATTCTGGACGACGCAGCCGTCAACGTGGAATCGTGGCTCGCTGGCAAGGTCGCTGACAAGTTCGCCCGCGTCGAAGGTACTGGTTTCACCACCGGCACCGGCACCGGCCAGCCTCGCGGCCTGTTCTCCTACACGACCGCAGCGACCGGCGACGATTCTCGCGCCTGGGGCCAATTTGAGCATGTGGTAACTGGCGCTAACGGTGCCTTCCACACGACAAAAGCCGACCCATTGCAGGACTTGCTGGGCGCGTTCAAGGACCAATACTTGCAGCGTGCAACCTGGTTGATGCGTCGTGAGGTTCGCACCGCTCTGCGCAAAATGAAGGAAGCCACCAGCGACCGCTACTTGTGGGAACCAAGCCTGCAAATGGGCCAGCCTGACCGCCTGCTGGGCTACCCGGCCCGTGTCGATCAGTACGTGCCTGCAATCGCTACCGGCTCGCTGTCGCTGGCCTTTGGTGACATTGCCGAGGCTTACACGATTGTGGACCGCATGGGCATTCGCACGCTTCGTGATCCGTTCACCGCCAAGCCTTACGTGGTGTTCTACAGCACCAAACGCACGGGCGGCGGCGCTGTGAACTTCGAGGCCGTGAAGTTCCTCAAGTTCTCTACCTAAACCCAAGCCCCGGACATAGCTCCGGGGCGCTCAAACACCGAAAGGAAACACCATGAAAAACAACGATCTTCACAACAACATTCACCCGCTCGTAGGCATCGCCCCCGTTGCGGCCCGGACCGACGACACCGCCATTGTGTCGGCAATTGTGGACACGCGCGGTTATGGCTCGTGCGAATTTGTGATTGTCACCGGCACAAATACCGATGCCGACGCCACATTTTCCGTGCTGGTCGAAGACGCCGACGAGGCTGCTTTCAACGTGACGAATGCCGCTGTTGCTGATGCCCAACTGCTTGGCACAGAAGCGCTGGCGGGCTTCACCTATGCCGACGATGCCGAAACTCGCAAGATCGGCTATATCGGCGGAAAACGCTACGTGCGCGTTACCGTCACGCCTTCGGGCAACGGCGCTGGAAACATTTTCCTTGCAGGCGTCTGGCTGCTTGGAAATCCTTCCATCGCACCGACTGCTAACCCCCCGGTCTGACCCTCAGACCACTACGTGAAAAGCCCTCTTCGGAGGGCTTTTTGCATAGGACGCTCACATGAAAAAAATCATCACCGCAGTAGCAACAGAGCCGATTACGCGAGCTGAGGCGAAGCTGCACCTGGGCCTGGACGACATGAGCGGATCGCACCCAGACGACGCCATCGTTGACGCCCTGATCACTGGTGCCCGACAGTACGCGGAGCATTACACCGGGCGCGCACTTGCGGAGCAGACGATAGAAGCGGCGCTGGACGAATTCCCGGACGGTGATGATGATCGAATCGACTTGCCCATGCCGCCAGTTGCCAGCGTCACCAGTGTCAAATACACCGACACAGCGGGAGCCGAGCAAACGATTACGGGCAGCGCCTACGCCCTCAGCACCTACGGCGAATCGCGCACTGTAGCCCCTACAAGCGGCAACTATTGGCCCAGCACAGAGGACATTCCCGACGCTGTGCGAATTCGCTACGTGACGGGCTACGCGGCAACAGGGTCAGGGGCTGAATACGCAGTATTGCCCAAGGCTGTCCGGCAAGGCATGTTGATGCATATCAGCCTTACCTACCCGCGAAACGTCTTCACGCCGGGCGAACGGAGTGCCATGGAATCGGCCCGCGACATGCTTTTGAACACCATCAAGGACTGGAGCTTTTCATGACCCCGGACCTTGGGCCGCTGGACCGTCGAATCCGCATTGAGCAGCAGGGCACGGTGGACGGCGACTATGGGCCACAGCCTGGCGCATGGGCAACCTTCGGCACGTTCTGGGCCACGGTTCAAGAGGTTTTGCCCAGCCGCGGCGAGAGTCAGGCGGATGGCATCCGCATTGCAGAGCGCCCGGCCCGCGTGCGCATGCGCTACGTGCCCGGCATCACCAGCGCCATGCGTGTGATCTACCTGGACCGCAGCGACCGGGTAATGAAGATCATCGCCCAGCCGGTGGAGCTGGGGCGCAAATTCGGGCTTGAGTTCATGGCCGCAGATTTCACAACTTCGGGGGATTCGGCATGAGCAATGTGCGAGTCAAAGGCTTGTCAGAATTGAACGCTGCGTTACAGACTTTGCCAGCAAAAATTGAGGCCAACGTTCTCCGCTCCGCGATGCGCGCCGGGGCCAATGTCATCAAAGACGAAGCAAAGGCCAATGTACCTGTAGCCACTGGCACATTGAAAGCCGGAATCAAGGTCAGCACCAGCAACCGGCGCGGGACTGTGACGGCGAAGGTGAAGACAACCGGCAAGCACGCCTACATTGCCAAATGGCTGGAATACGGCGCTGCGGCGCACCGCATCGTGTCGAAGGGTAAGGGTTTGAACATCGGCGGGGTTGTCGTGCGCAGCGTTGACCATCCCGGCATTACCGCCCGTCCTTTTCTCCGTCCCGCGTTAGATGCACGCGCCCAAGATGCTGTTGTTGCAGTTGGCAACGCCATCAAAAAGCGGCTTGCCACCAAGCACGGAATCGATACCGCAGACATAGAGGTAGAAGCAGAATGACAACCACTTGGACAATCCCCAAACTTTGGGACGGCGAAACCGTTGCCGTATTGGCTACCGGCCCGAGCATGAGCCAAGACGTGGCCGACGCGCTCAGTGGGCATAAGCGGATCGTCGTCAACGAGGGCTACAGGCTGGCCCCTGACGCAGACATGCTTGTTGCGATGGACGGCAACTGGCCGCAGGAATACCGCGATTTTCCCGGCATGCGTGTGACCGGGGTAAAAGACGATGACCTAGACGCTTACTACATCGGACCGCGTTGGGAACGAGTCAGGCTCGAAAACGGCGCAGAGGTCGAAATCCACAACAGCGGCTTGACCGCAGTACGGATTGCCGCCGCCATGGGCGCCAAGAAAATCATCCTCGCCGGGTTTGATGGCTTCGTGCCAGGCGAGCGAATCCACTACTACGATGACGAAGTTGACACGGGCGCATACGTGGGCGTCACCATCGGCCTGAAAAACATCATCGCCGAGTTGTCCTCAAATGGCGTGACGGTTGAGCGATTCACCGCGCCAATTGAAGATCAAAAACCCGCGTTTTTTGGCAAGAAAGTAAAACGTGTCTGACGTAAAAGCGGTTCGCTACCTGCTGGCCAACAGCGCCACG